CTACGGTTCGCATTGCCAAAGGAACACCAGAATACTGACCTTGCTCGTCAGACCTGGTAAGGGAACTCATGGCACGATCAAACATGACACTCCATGTGTTGACTCGCGCATCGTTCATCAAATACGGCTCGGCCTCGATTAAAGCCCCGTAAAGCAATGCATCTGGCGTATTTGCCAGGAATACATTGGAGGTGTTGGAATCACTCAGGTACGCAGGAGCTGCGTAATAAAGCAATTTCAGCGTGTAAACCCCATCAGGGATTGGTGATAACTGGAACTCATTAGCCAGAACTGTGTAGTCCAATGGCTTGCCAGAACTCCAAGACCTTGTGTCTCTATTAAAAGCAGAAGGACTTGCATAGGCTAGAGGCTGAACAGGACTGCCAGTAACAACAAAATCCCTAACCTCAAGAAAATCATTAGGAAGCTCGACAGTAGCATCGCCAGAAGTTGTGGAGGTGGTGACAGTTTTGAGCATCTGACGAATCCGCACATCTCTTCGCAGGCGAATCTCAGCAAGCTGAATAAAGTCAGGAATTTGTGTGGTCAAGTCTGAACGGGCCAGATACCCGGCAACCGTAGTCTTGAGATCAGAGTAACTGGTGAAGGCCATCAGATAACTCCTGGTCGAGTGCGCCAAGCGCGATTTTCAGGGTTGTTCAGGAACATCGCAAACCGGGCATGATCTACCACTTGGAACCCGCGCATGATGCCCTGTCGATTCAAGTCATCAATGGCAGTAAAAGGAATTGAGGCAATCTTGTTGCCAAATACCTCGTCAGACCATCGCGCCCGTTCATCGTAAGAGTTGAACTCTTTCTTGTTTTGTTCAACCAAAGAAGTGACATCCTGAGCAGTCTGAATAATCAAACCACCCTCGCCATCAGCATGAGCAACGGATTTACGATATTCGGTCATGGTCAAATTCTATCAGTTACGCTTAAAAGAAAAAAGCCCCGACCTTGTGGGCCAGGGCTTCTTTTGGGTCACACCGGATTAGGGAGTGATGTCGGCAATGATGCCGTGTGCGGCTTCGTTCTTAACCTCAAGGGTCAGTTCAGCCAAGAGCTGGGTCATCTCGGCATCGCCGGTCTTAGCCAGTTCATTGGTCTGGAAAGGACGCAGGTAAGCAACAGCAGCCATGTCAGGATCAACCACAAAAGCGACCTCATCGCCAGTGTTGGTGCTGGTCATGAACCTGTTGGGAACCACGCTCACCGTTCCGAAGTCGCTGAGGTACACATCAGCAGCGCCGATGATGGTGGTAGGCTCGTTTGAAGGAGCCATGTAACGCTGGGCAGCGATACCGGCAAAAGCCGATACGGTCTGCTTGTGACCAGGGTTGACCATCAGCACTTTCGGGTTGCCGCCAGACTGATAAACCTCTTTGATGACGGTCTTCAGTTCGGTTTCAGTGAAGGTGCGGTTCGTGCCATTGGTACGGGCAGTCGTTCCCAGAGAACCACCAGAGCCACCCACGCCGAAGTCGCCGTTCGTAGCCAGCCACGCCTGCAAGCCACCCAGTTTACGGGCGGTGCTGGAGTTGCCGTTCGTAGCGGTTTGGTTCGACAGCAGGGTAACTTCGATGTCGCGCTTGACTTCAGCCGAAGCCTTAGCCAACTGGTAAGCCTTTTCAGACTTGCGACCAGCCTTGTCAACAGCGTCCAGAGTGCCAGAAATCTTGATGGTTTTCTGGAAAATCTGGGTGCGGTTACCAACGCGAACAGTCGGTGACATGGTGGCATCAGATGCCGTTGCACCTTCTACGGCAGCGTTCGTCAAAACGGCCGCGTCAAGCGAATCGGTCTGCCACTCGTGCAGAACAGCGGTTGCCTTGGTCTTGCCAATGGATGACATGAAAGGCGTGTCGGTTGGACTGATGTTATAGATCAAATCCGAGAGGTCTTCCCGCATACCAATTGCGGTATAGGTTTGATAGGTTGCCATGATTGCTCCTTAAAGGAATTTTTCAAATAACGCAGCAGCATCCTTGACCTTGCCGGTCTGTCGGAGCCTCTGCGCCAACGCTTTGTCTTGCTGCGACTGTGTAGGAGGCACTGAAGTTCCAGATTTAAGCATCTTCGGAGCCTGGGAAACCTTCTTCTGAATATCAGGTTTCGACTTCTGAAGTTGCTCAAACTTCATTGCTTTATACAAAGCCACAACAGCGCGGTGGTCATACACGGAACCCAGCTCTTGCTCTGACCAGCCTTGGGATTTCGCATATTCGCGGATTTGCTTGCGAACATCGTCACCCTTCGGGCCTGACAGTTCAGGAATAGCCGCACTCAACCTTTCGGCCTCTGACGCAATGTGCCTCTGGAGGGACTGCTGCTGCTCTGCTTGTTGCTGTTGGGCAATGCGTTGCTGTTCAGCACGAACCACTGCAAGCTGCTTGTCGCGTTCGGTGCGTTCTGCGACCTTCACGGCATAGCCGATGGGGTCGACTTCCTTTAGAGCCTCTAAGTTCTCACCCTGACCCTGCTGACTCAAGAATTGATTGAGTGCTTGCAGTTTCTGGGCATATGCCAGTCGCTCTTGTTTTACCTGCTCCAGATGGACTCGTTCGGCCTCTAGTGCCTTACGCTGTTCAGCCAAAGCCTGAGATTTTTTCGTGTAATCAGCAGTTCTTTGGTATCCATTGATTAACTCATCAATTTCAACCTCGACCTCCTCGCCATCAACCTTTGCCCTATATTTAGGCTTCGGCTCTTCCACCTGTTCGGCAGATTCCTCTACAACTTCCTCGGTCTCTTGGATTTCCTCCGGTTGGCCTTCATCGGCTCCATCGTCACCCATCAAACCAAGAAAAGAAGAGGCAGCTTGATTCACGCTTAGGTTTTCACTCCCCTGGGGGTTGGTGTTTTCCATGTGTCATCTCAAAAATCACAGGAACCGCCTGCTCGGGTAACTTTCGTTACAAAATCTTCCATTTCTTCTCGCGGATTTGCTTTTCGGCGGCAATGCCCTGCAAGTGTCCAACGATCAGATCAATCGTCCTGATATGCCTGTAAGCATCTTCTCTTACATCCACATCATACGGATTTGAACCCATTATTACACCAATCTGCTGGGTTTTCAAATCTTCTATGACTTTTCTGAAAAAGTCATCATTCAGAAGATTCTCACACCATTGCGCTTGCGTCAGTTTGTCCATTAGATAAAGCGTAGATCAAGGATTCAAGCCCAATTGGTTGCCCAACCGGGGTGTAAGACTGCGGTTGCATATAAGGAAGTGGAACACCCACAGGCTGAGGGAACTGTGGTATTAAACCAACATCAGCAGAGATTTGTTGTGGAGCCGGGACTGTTTCCCTGAACTCCTGCATCCTGCGGAGCATATTAAAGTCATCGGGTGCGCTAATAAGTTGCGCTTCTGGAAATTTAGGCACTGCACCAGGCCCACCAGTTACCGGCATGGTTGGGAAACTAGCCGGGGTGACATTCTCCATCGTTATTGGTGCTGTAGGTGCGGTCGGAACAACACCAGAGACCGGCGATCCGGTTAGCGCAGAAATCACAGACTGAATGTCCTGATACTCTGGATTTTGAGCCTGGATGCGCCGCAGATTTTCAAGGGCAGTTCCCAGACTTGCGCCCATATACGGGTCAGTCATGTCAGTTCCGTATGGCTGACCAGTGATAATGAACTGGTTACCACCTTGCCCCTCAAACTGCGCCCTCAATGCCTCACGGCCTGCTTGCCGATCTTCTGCTTCCCTGACATTTGCTTTTAAGCGCAGAAGTGCATCCTCTATGCTTTCGTTGGCCCCTCTGCTAATCAGGGAAGGATCAGCCAACGCTCTTGTGTAAAGGTCTCCAAAAGCTGACCTTCCGGTAGGCTGGTAGTTATATAGGTCTTGCAGGTATCTCGCACCACCAAGCGCAGTATCGCGGACATTCTTCTCGTACTCAGTTCTTAGCTCTTCTGGGGTGCGCTGACCGTCACCACCAACTACAAAAGAACCTGGTGGGGTAACACCAAACCTTTGCTCATATCCAGGTTCGTACAGGTTCAACCCTGTAGTACCGACAGGCGCAGCACTAGGGCCAGCAGCAGTTCCCGGAGCCACTGGAGCAATCGGCACAGTCTGATTTGCAATCTGGTCAATCACAAACTGTGTTGGGATGCTTCTTGGCTGGACAAGTTGTCCTGGCATAACACCAGGCATGGCAGTCTGTACGGACGATCTTTGAATCGCAGGGTTAATCAACCTCTCCCACTGCGTGCCGCGAAGCAACTCCATCGTTCCAAAGTCAATCGGCACATTTCCAACACCACCAACCCCACCAACACCACCAGATGTGCCAGTAGTGCGTGTCGGGCTTCTCCAGTCCGAAGGAACATCAACAATGTCAAAGCCTGACTCCTTTTTGCCATCAGAGAGCAAGCTGGCAACAGTCGCTGCTGTACCAATACCCTTTATCACATCGCTCGGAGTGATCTTGGATGTGGTCTTTGCACCAGTGCCACTGACCAACTTGGCCCCCAAAAGCCCAGCGCCGATAGTCGGGAAGATGCCATCCACAGGAGGCTTAATCTTTGCCCCGGTCACTTCTATGTTAGTCGTGGGTTCAGCTACAGTAGGTGTAGAAAGCAACCCAGCGGTTACCGGCGCAGCAAGTGCCGCAATTTCAGCAGCAGTCATGACCGGCGCAAGTTTTCCAGTAGTGACAAGAATGTTAGGAATTGCGCTGGCAGTACCCAAAGTCCCTGCCGTTCCTGCGGCAGTTCCTGCGGCAGAGGCAAGTTCAGCAGCGGCAGCAAGTTCAGCAGCGGTTGCGCCAGCAGCACCTGCGGCTCCTGCACCAGCGCCAGCGGCAGCACCTGTTAACGCCTCGCTAACCAATGGAATGCCATAAATGGCAGCAGCGGCTAATGCAGCAGGTTTGAGGATGTTTTCCCTAAACGGAACCCAATCGCTCGTTGTGCCGCCGTATTCTGTATAGAACTGGGGATTGCCCTTGTCATCGAACCGCACCCCGTAGCCAGTAGAACCTTTACCCGAGAAAGTCCCAGACCAGATGTTTCCACCGGCCCGAGAGTAATTAGGCATGATTTCCTGATCGGTGGCCTTATTGTAGTAAATTCTTCTTTGAGATGCCGGGGTGACTTGCTCGGAACCACCAAACTCATCATCAACAAAAATCCTACTCTCTGGCACATCAACAATCTTTGTTCCAAACTGGTTAATGTCAGTAATCCCTGCTTGAGCAAGAATCCTTGCCATGTCTTTAGCATTGGCTTCGGCAGAACCAAAACCCTCACCTGTCCATCCTTTAGTGCCCTGAGCAAGTATCTGCTTTGCCAGCTTGTCAATGATCTCATCCATAAATCACCCCGGAATCTCTACATTGCCACTGATACCAGCGCCGATCTTCATCGCTTTAAGCTGGGCTTCTGCTTGGAACTCTTCTTGCTTCAGAGCCATCTCTGCCCTGAACTTCTCCATCTCAAGTTGCATCTTCGCGGTCTCTTTTTCACGCAATAGTTGCAACTCAAGCGCGGCCTTCTCCCTCTGGAGCTGCATTTCTGCTTGCATCTTTGCCTGCTGCGCTTGGATGTCTGCCTGTGTCCTCGCCATGATAGCTTGGACTTCTGGCGGCATTTGCGGTTGCTGCGGTGGAGGATTAGACAAAGCCTGGTCAATCTCTGGAGTGATTGATTTGAAGAACTCAGCAGAATCCTTAAACCCTGCTGCTTCAATAAACCTACCCAAAGTGTTCCTATATTGACCATAAGACACCAGCGGATTGGCAGGGCCAAACTGACCTAGCATCTGCTCCTGCTTTGAAAGCACCATCTGAAGCATTGCCAGTTGCTGATCCCGGTTACCCGTACCCAAACCAACATTAACTGAAATGTCGTATTTGCTTGCCCATGACCTCGGGTCAATCGTCACATAGCTACCCAACAAACGAACGATGCGAGGCTTGTTCTGGTACTTTGTCACCAAGTGAAGAATGCCCTCAAAAAGCTCCTTCACGCCGGTTTCGGCAAAGATACGGGCTATCAGCTCAATCTTTCCTGCACCAGCTTGTTGCATCGCGGCAACAGCGGCAGCGGTCACGTTCTGAAGGATGTTCGGGTCTAAACCTTGACTGGATTCAGTAACGCCTGTGCGCTTTTGCTGCACCTGGTCAAGATACTGAAGCATCGGGAATGACTGCGAGGCAGTAGAGGCAACAGTCAATTGCTGCACAGCCCCAGGTGATTTAGTCCGAATGATCCCGCCAGCGGTAGATGTAAGCACATCGTCCAGATTGACTTGCCCCTCAACAACAGCAAGTTTTGCATCGTTTGTCAGATACAGGTTATCAAGCATCTGACGGGTAATCGTGGTCTTGATAAGTTGTAGGTCAATCGTCCTGTCAGCAAGGGAGTTACCGAAGAATTTGTGCGGAATCGGCAACGGGCAGATTGAATAGAACGGGACATAATCCGTCTCTTCGTTGCTTAGAATCTCATTGCCAGCATAGAACACTTGACGAAGCTCGGCGATACCATCCTCGTCCTCGTCATGGTAGATGTAGCACTCAAAGACCTCGACCTCTTGTAATGCGAACTCTTCAGATTGAGTGTCATACGGCTGCTCACCTCGAGAAAACCGAGCAACCCTCTCAGGCGTGTAAGCAAGAGAATCTCCCGAAGGCAGTGAATCCACCACATCCCGATCAAAACCCATTGCAATTAGGTCACTGCGTGTGATCTGTCTGCGGTGAGCAACAAACGGGGTGTTCTTGGTGGTCAGCCCTTTTTTAGAGATTAGGAACTCTTCAGGAGCTACGTTCTCAATAGTGACCTTGCCTGATTTGAGCTTCTTCTTGATCTTGACATCGTGCAGGTTAAAGGTCGGAACCTCGCCGCCTGCCAATAGAATCTGCTCTGCGGTCACCGGGTCAACCGCTGGACGGGTAGTGGTGTCTTGCTCGACAACCTCTATGCTCTCATCTTGGAGCATCAGGGTCAGTTCATCGTCCGTAAGACCTTCGTAGGACTCCTTCGTTACATCCTCTTTGTCTTCCCAATAAGCCTTAACAATGCCGTTCTTTTGAAGTAAAGCGTCCTTGAACCAGTCGTGCATGATGATAACCCCAGGGTTATCCTTCATGAAGATGTAGTTCAGATATTGGGTGACTTGTTTAGCGGTGGCCTCATCTCCAGGGCCAACAGGGTCTGCGACACACAACTCGTCCGAGCCTGTAAAGATTCTCAGCAGGGGAGGGAGCGCACCATCAATGGCCTCTGCAACCTCGCCAGTGACGATCTGACTCTTACCTTCAACCTCATTACCGTAAGGCTGGCGCAGATATGCTTGGATTGCAAGTTTTCTCTGCTCGACTGTCTCTGTTTCCAGATAGCCGATAGAGTCATCAATCGCCGCTTGGACTGCGGCCTTCAGGCTGATTTGACTCATCTTTCACCTTTGGAGGTCTGCCCATTCTGGGCTTTGGGTCTAATTCTAACCTTTTCATGGCATTTTCCAACAGAATTACACGTTTTTCAAGTGCCGCGATCAGTGCAAGAGGATTCTGTCCTTGAGGTACGAGATACATTAAACCACCCACTTCGGTTTGACATTGATAGATTTGCCCCAGGAAGAGGTGTTCTCATCCAGAGCAACGGCGACATACCTCCAAGCATCAGCAGCGTGTGAGTGCTGATCGTGGAGAGGCTTATTAGAAAACATCTTTGTGTTAGGGTCTACATCGTAACGATAGTGACGTAGATTCTGCATCCCGTCTGCACAGTTTGTCTCATGTATAAAACACCTGTTTAGCAGTGTCCTGGCAGCGTTAATCCCGTCAGAGACCGAGAGCTTCGGCGTAATCCTGATTGGTTTGCCCATTGCCTCAAGAATATCCTTGACCGATTTCCCGGTCATGTTCTTGTTCTCAGCGTCATGGGGGAGCCACCAATCCCGGTAGACATAACCCTTTGTCTCCAATATATGAACATAGTGATCTATGGTCTTTTGGCAGTTCTGGTAGAAATCCACCACCCTCACTTCTCCACCAGGTATGTACTGGACGAACCAGATTGAAGTCATGTCGGCCCAGCCCAAATCCCAGAATGTCTGGACGGGAATACTTTTATCTATAAGGAAGTCCCTGATTCTTCCATCCTCTTGTGCTTTTCTCAACTCGTTAGCGTAGACAGCCCCATCTAGCATCTGCCTGGTATGACCCTCCCAGACATTCAAATAAGCATCAGGGTCTTTCTCTTTGAGCTGGGTCAGCTCTTCTTTTAAGACTTCAGGGAACCAAGGGTTATCGTTCCAGTTCACTTTACGGATAACCGCATTCCCCGGTGGGTTGACCACAAACCGCTTGTAAGTCTCATCTGTGTCCAGGTCAGGGTTGAATGTGACCCAAATCTCAGAACCAGGTTTACGAACTGTGGGGATTAAGGTCTCCCAAGAGGTTTTAGATACCGCTTGACCCTCTTCCACCCAACAAATATCAACACCTTCGTATGATTTTATGGATGTGACGTTATGTTTAAGACCAACAAAGGAGAACTCAGAGCCATTCTTGCCGTAGATCGCCGTTCTTTGTACATCAAAGAATGAATCCAGACCCATAGATTTGATCTGGTCTGCCAATAGAGCGATCACAGAGTCTGAGATGGAATTCTGAAGCTCCCGCGCACAAAGCACCCTAGTTGGGCTTTGGACTGCCTTTGCTATCAATGCTCTGGCGACACCCCAAGACTTACCAGAACCTCGCCCCCCATAAAGAATCTTGTACCGGGATGGCTGGAACAGGAAATCTAGCTTCTCGGGAAAATCAAGTTCAAGCTCCATCAGGACGAACCAGCTTGATTGCGATCTCAGAGACTTCAATCGGGCCACCATTCAACCCGGTATGCTCAACAGTGTTTGTCTCCCTCCACCGCGCCCTGGTCTTGAGCCAGAAGATAGCCGCTGCCGTGTTTCCCTTCTTTGCCTGCTGGAACAAAGTCTGCCCTATGCTGGCATTGGCATCGATCCGACCCGCCTCCAGATCAGACTTGTAATACTTAACCAAGGTATCAGAACTGATCTCCAGCTTTGTTGCAATGTCCTCGTAAGGAATACCCACCGCAGCCAAAGTCTTACAAATCTTCCTGTTCTCTTCAGTTGGATTATGTTTACTTCCTTGCATTTTATATCTCCGAAACAAGTTCGTTAGTAGTTACTAACGATGGAGCGTCCGGGTGGGTGCTGCCCCCCCGCAATTCCGGTGGCCCGGCTTCTGCCTGCTTCGGACGCTTAGGATATGGTTTGGAAAGATGTGCGATCTTACTCCTCATCTCATCATCTAGCGGCATCAGGTAACGGTGCTTTCCTGCAACTGGAACAGAAATGCATTCGCTTCTTTTGAATGCCTTTGTAACTTTACCAAATTGCTTCACATATCCGGATTCAGCAACTTGCCTGCTAAGATATTTTTTCCCATCTGGACCGATATAATCAAATTTTTCTGCTGATTTACCCGAATAAATCCATCCACCAGCCTGATAAATGCCGCCGTGATGTCCCTGGTTTTGATCTGCGAAACTTATAACCAAACGAAGGCCAGGGCTGTTTTTTTTCAAAAACTTTATTGAAATAGCAATAATTCTTGAAACACTTGTTTTGTGTTTTGTAAGAGCAACTCTTGTTAGCTCACAACATTCTGTTTGACCCAATTTGTAGGCTGCACCTAACATTGGGCTTGCACCTCTTGAGAATAAAACAACGCCAATAAATTTTGATTCTTCCCAAACACCAATTTTTACGATTGGCGGCATCGGTATAGCCTTTGAATAGTGCCAATTCAAACAGGCATACTTAGCCGCTTCATGACTGGCCCAATCAATCTTAAGTTTAGGCTTGTCTTGCATCAAATTCTTTCCCGCAATGAGGACAAGCAATCCACTTAGGATCAAGCTGATCTAACTTTCCTTGTTCTTCTTCTGTCGCTGGATCAAAGTCAACTGGTTGCAGCGCATTGATCTCATCAATGGTAAAACCAGTCAATGACAGATCAATACCCTCCAGGTCACGCAACTCATTGACGAGCATTTCGGTGTCCCACCCAGCGTTTAGGGCGAGTTTGTTGTCGGCGATGACGTAAGCCCGTTTCTGAGCCTCGGACAGCCCTGTTAGCTCTATGACGGGGATTTCTGTATGGCCTAGCTTCCTAGCCGCTGCCAGTCTGCCGTGACCAGCAATGATGCCGTTTTCTTCATCAATCAAGACCGGATTTGTCCAACCGAATTCCTTGATTGAGGCGGCAATTTGTGCAACTTGCTCCTCGGAATGGGTTCGGGAGTTTCGCGCATACGGAATGATTTCACCGATGTTGCGCCATTCAAGTTTTCTATCCATCATGTTTGAATCCCTTTCGGGTTGTTCAATGTTAGTGCAGACTTACATCTGCTGGTTGGTTACTGGCCTAGCAACGAACGGAAATAGTCCTCTGCTTTCTTCCTTTGTTCTTCGTCTGCTAGCAATCCTAATGGTAACACGCCAAACATTTCTGGCGCAAACTTCTTAAACAATTCTTTGCGCTCTTCCGGGGTTGCATAGTAATACAAATCTTTAATGCCTTGGCTTTTCAGGTATTCAATTGATTGTTTTGGTGCATTTTCTGGCAGAATTGCGCCCTTAAATTCCTCAACCTGCAAAGCTCTTTGTGGTTTTATCTCAAAGTATTCTGTTGGCATTTCACGAACTTTATTCATGAAAATTTGCACATCCGCTTTCAGTGACTTTGGAACATCTTTATAAATTTTATCCAAAAGATTTACATTTCTCGTTTGACCAATTTCGTAAAGAGCATCAGGCGCATCATATCCATATCCAGCCTGGTTATCAAGTTTACGCAAACGCTCATTGATGCTCTGAAAAGCATCATCAATCTGTTTTTTAATCGGCTCAAATTCTTCTTTTGTTATTATATTTTCTCTAGCTGCTTTTACTTGATTAAGATTTTTGAACTTTGGAGTAGCAACTGCTCTGATATTTCCAACGCCGTAGAAAAAGCCTTCAGCACCAGCCCCTCCCTTCATCTCTTTCACAAGATTTTCAAGTGTTGCAGGAGCATACCGGCGATTCCCTAAGTCTGTATAGCCTTTGAAAATTCGTTCTTGAATGTTTACGCCAGCGTCAGGCAAACGCCTGTCAAATTCATTGACCCACTCAGTATATTCTTTCCAGTTTTGATCTACCTTTGCGCCAATATCTCTTGAATAATCCCATTTATCTTTGAATTTGTCTGGTTCTGCAAGCATGCCTTTTTCTTTCAAGAATTTGGCCTTCATTGCATCATTAAATTGACGATCTTTCCAATTATCTTTAAGATTATAAATAGTGCCACTATTTAATGAATCTTTTACATCTGAAAATAAATTGTCTAAATTTTTAGAAGATTTAGCATCAAAAACATATTCAATGCTTGGAGTCCTAGAAGTGTAAGCATCAAATCCATAAACAGGATTTTTTGCCGATGGTATTGCCATATTTTTTGACCCAATTAGTGAAATGTCACCAAATCCCATCATTGGATTCTCAACATTTGACACCGCTAGGGATGGGACAGGCATACCACCAATCTTCTCAACTCGCGCAAGTTTTTCTGGACTAATGTTGTGATGCACAATCATTTCTTTGCCAGCTTCAACACCAGGAACAAATGATTCTCTTGTTATAGAACCTAAACGACTTGCATCTGGTGTTATTCTGGAAACTGAACCCTGCGCCAAGTCCTGAAGTAATCCCGCTGGCATACCGCCACGCTCCATGATCTGCGGGACAACTCTCTCAGCCATGCGCTCACCAGCACGACCTGCTGCCATTGCAGCCCTGCTTGTCGCTCGTGGAACTGGCGACAAAGTAAGAAGCGCCTCCGCTGTCTCTGGCCTAAGTACCGGGACATTTGCCCTTTGGATGTTTGTCAAAGGCTCACCGTATGCCAGCCTTTCTAATGTTTTAGGCACTCCTGTGCTTTCCAACAAGCCAGCCAAACCCTGAAGCTGCTGAGTACGCCTTGGATCACGCATATACCCCAATAACCCACCAACCAACTCATTGACTGAGCCAAGCAGCGGGTTTATGTATGGGGTTGCGCGGATTCCGTCCATGATTACTTCTTCTTGTTTCGCTCAGAAATAGCTTTTGCCTTCTGACGGGCATCTACCTTAGAACTGGCTCCCCATGCCTGTAGGCTCTGCAACAGGCGTGTAGGGCTTCCATCAGGTTTTCTCTCTGGCCCAGGCATATTACCCATCCTGGCAAGAAAAGACGCTCTACGGGGATTGTCGCCAGATTTAACAGGGGGCTTCAGATTGCTCCCAGGATTCTCGCGCTCATAGGACTTGCGACCCTTCTCATTGAGGCCACCTTTCGGGTTTTTACCCTCTTTGCGTGTCCAGGCTGCACTCATTTTTTTGCAGTCTTTGCTGCGGCTTTGAATGCCGCTGCCGTAGGAGCACCCTTTTGCCCAGGCTTTCTCATGCGTTCTGGCGTTTTACCAGCGGCTTTCTGCTTCTCAATGCGCTCACGCTTTTTGTGGATATTCTCATAGAGTCCAGGCATGGCTCACCTCTTGGATTTGTTGGTAGCAGTCCGTCCACCGCGCTTAGGCAATGCCCGACTTTCACTCATGGCAATCGCTACTGCCTGATCCCGGCTCTTGACCTTTTGACCAGAGGAGGACTTTAGTTTGCCTTCCTTGTATTCACCCATGACCTTGCCGATTTTCTTGGCTGCTGCGGTGAGTTTCATTTCTTGCCTTTCGGTTTGGAGAACTTGTAGGTCATAGGCTGCATACCGCGCTTTTCGGCCTGCTTCCTGGCTTCCTCGGCAAACTTCTTGGCTTGCTTGACATTAATCGGAATCTGATTCGTTGTCCCCATGCTCTTGCTCCTCGGTTACAGGCCCACCAACGATCCATGCCGCGCAGGTTCGCATGGCAGCACACTTAAAGTGAAACAGCTCACAATATCCCAAGTCTCCAGCATCGATGACTTCCCAGGCATCAGGCTCACCCATGCCCTTTTCGATGCAGTCCATCATTGATGGTGTTTGGATAAAAGCAGCGCAGTTCCCGCAGCGGCTTTTCTTTGCTTGATCGGGAGAGAGTCGCCATCCATTAGCCAGCTTGCGCCAGTAATCGGTGTTTGGCTCGTTAGGATTCATCGGGCCATAACTTGCCTTGTCAATGGCCTTCTGGCGATTCTTGAGGTTTTCTTCTACGTCATGCGTAGCAAGAGGACACGACTCTTCCTCCTGACTCTTGATCTCAATTTCTATCTCGACTTTGGGGGCAAGCAGTCCAGGCATGGTGTTCTCCTTGCCTAGAGATTACCACATTAGATAACCCAAGTAAATGACAATGTGCCAGAACAGAAGCAACACAAAAGCAATAAATATCCAGATTGTCCGCACAGAAAATCTATGAGGACAATCCTTACCTTGGTTGCAGTCATGGTTGCAGCACTTCATCCATTCTTCTCCTTGAGTTTGGCTTCGATAGCAATCCAGCAGTCTTCCAAATCTTCAAGACCTTCCGTCACTTGTTGGAACTCCCTATGCGTCAGGCCCACCCAAGGCAACTCGATCACATCGTGACCGGCCTGCCGGTAGGCTTCGGCCCTCCATCTGGCGGCGCGGTTCTTGTGGTACTCACATTGTGGGCAGTCACTCATGTCTGTCCCCTTGCTCGGATGGCGGCTCTGTTCATATGCTGTAAGGACAGTAGGAAGTGAAGATGCGGGTCGTGGTGTATGAACACTGAAAATCAACACAATACGTCCCGATGTACCTTGCTCCCTGAGCGGTGGTCACAAAGTCACAACGAACAAGCGTCCCGGCCCTTGCCAGCGCAATGCTCGGCGCAAGGTTGGCGGCAATGATGAGTGCGAGAAAAATAGCTTTCATGGTTGCTCCTGGTAGTGCATATCGCATTGGATTTCGATCTCTCTCAGATCGTTCTCGTGAAGAACACTGGTGATGTCCTGACTTCTGTAGTAAACAAGAAAAGAATCCACCAGGTCATTTTTTGTTGTGTAAATAACCACAACTGGCGCTTTCCTGTTTTCGGTGAGGGTCATAAATTGGTTCATTACAGTTCCTTGGTTCAATACTGTTCTACGTTGGATTTCTTGGTATCGGCTTTGAGTTCTGACATTGTGTCGAACCCACGGACACCCTCTTTGTCGCCATCTTTAAATCGCCAGCCATCTTTGAGTGTGACGATGAGACTGTTGCCTATGTCCCTTTCGTCATCAATGAATTTGATCCAGGGACGATCTGCTAAAAGTCTTTGGTTCATTACGCTTCCTCGTTGTTGATGGTTCAATTATGCGATTGTCCACAGAATTATCCATAGGGACTTACCCTAATAGACGCATCAAAGTGACATTGAGCGCATCCATCTCCGTCATCTTCATGACAGACCACATCCTCTTTTGTCCATGTATCCCGTTGAAAGACCCCCTGTGGCAATCAGGACATAGAGCAATGCAGGTGTATTGCAGTCCCTGAACAACATGATGAGCCTCTGATCCTTCTTTTGAATCACACACAGAACAGGGCAGCTCCTTCACCCTTGCCAGGTGGATTCGCTCCTTTTGATTCAACTTATTGTTCAACATTCACCCCATTTTCTGTTGCCCAGGCAATGAGCCATTCAGTAAACTGGCTGGCTTCGTCCTTTGTGAATTTCCTTGTCTGTAGACCTAACTGGACGATTCCTGTCCCGTCAAGACTGGGAACCAGCCTGCCAGTGTCTGCCCCATTTTCTTTTGAGAACTGCCACACAAGAAACCGCTTCCAGTCCTCGGCGCTCCATTTCGCCCCCAGGTGACTGGCTTGCTTGGCAATGGTGTTAATCAGGGCGTGATACATCTCCTCCTGGTCTCGGCTTTTAGACTCCCGCCTGATCTCTATCTCTAACTTGTGACCAGCCATCAGTGCATTCTTGATTTCAGGCCATACCCTCAGAATCTCCGCATGACCCTGCTGGGCACTGTGAAGTTTGATCTTCACTCCAGTTCTTCCCTAAAAAGAACATGGACAGATGCAACAGTGTCATACCTCTTAGTTACATGGAGCGAAACAACCTGCACATCATCTTTGTAGACTATTCCATTACAAGCATCCAGGACTGCTTTTGCCACGTTATCGATGTCATGGCGCTTTGGCCTTTCAGATCGGTTTAAACAGGCTTCCCGGCGTTTTTTTGAGTAGCTTGGGGGTATGGCATAGTTGATGTAAATAAACGCTCCTACGGGCGTTTCTAAGGGGTCTGTGCTGCCCATCGCTGACTTAGCCATCTTTGCGACCTCGGCTTCATAGGTCATCGTTTCTTTAGGCGTGTAGGTTCGGCCTGTTTTGGTGAACCTGGGGCGCTTCTTGGGTACGGGGTCACCATACACATTGAAAATGACTTGGAACATTAGGCATCCATGAACATTTCAATTAACTCGGGTTGCTTCTCATCCAGTTGACGAGCGATTAAATTCCATTGTTCTTTGCTCATCAAAGGGGAGACATCCAGATTCTTCCAGATGATCTTGATTCGCCCGGACATGATGTCTGTCACGATAAACCCATCATCTTCCCAGAAATCAGCAATCAGGGTTGCGGTCTCATCTTCAATCTCAACATCAATCGATAGTTCCATCTTGTAGTCCTTTCATGTAACGAAGAATCCGGTCAACACTTCCCTTGCCGTAGAGCTTCTCAAGATGCTCAATCCTCTGGTGTGTCATGACCTTTTTCTTTGTCAAAACGTAAGTGGAATAAAGCACCCTGGCTTCGGACAACTCCAGTAGTTGTCTGTCCGAGAGTTTATTTATTCCTTGGTTTGTATCCATAGGGATTTACCCTAAGTCTCCAGTTAATCTCAAAGCCTGGTCAACAATGTGCGCTGGATAACTCCAACCTTCTTTGAGCCGGTCAAGGATTGTCTTTGCTTCAAAGTAAGTCATGATTTGTTTTGACATAGTTCTGGCTAGGGTGGATAAGATGGGATTCTTATCCTACCTGCTCCATCTTTCTATGAGGATTTACCCTAAAAGGTCAATCAAAATCACAAAAAGACCAAGTGCGCTAGACGGGTTGATTCGCTTCCCACGTTGGCCTAGCTTTCCACCTGAGTTACCAACGGGACTATCCATACCTCAACCAAGTTGGATCGCGTTTAGCCAGCGGGTGTAACTGGTGCGGTGTATTCTGACTTGCAGCCCATTCAGGCCCATGACTAACCGGAGTCGTGCGGGTCAGCCAAAGAAAAAACCCCAGTCAACTTAGGAGGGGCATGGCCCTTGGCGTGGGCAGAATCAGGCAAGTGAGAGACTCCAAGAGTCTTGTCTGAAACTACACAAGCCCCACCTAAATAGACTGGGGTTCGGAATCTCTCACTGCCAGACTGCCACATCTGACAGCGTGAGATTAACACAGGTTTTGCTGGCTTGCAACAGGTTTTTTACGCAACTCCATAAATTTTTTACGGATTTCTTCTGGCATGGCTACTGCTTTTGCCCTGTCCTGGTGGATTTTTACCAAAGCAGGATCAATTTGTTGTGCAACTGGAACACCAAAGGATTCAGGAATCTCAGCCCCATCCCATCTTTGTTGGTTCAAGTAGACCAATGGTGCAGGGATAAACGCCCCTCCATCCTTACGCCACTGGTCTGTGGTTTTCATCCACTCAACGTGCTTGATGATCTGATCGGCACAAGTCTCGTAATAGCCCTTTGCCCACCTTGCCTTGCAAGCGGATTTGCCACCCTTTCGGATGCTCTTAGGCCATGCCGCCCAAAACCGATCAAACCCTGACTCAAACAAATCATTCATTTTTTCGGCGGCTTTCCAAAGTAAATCTTCGTCTTGTTGTCTGGGCACATCTTGAAAGTAATCGTCCAGCCCTGCTCCTTGAGATCGCTTAGTCTGCGGTGAGGAGATACACTAGGGAGGGCTTTTACGATCTCCCAGGACTTAACGCCGCCTTTTCTTTGTAGCAAAGAACGCAACTTGTCCATCTGGGTCATCTTCTTGAATCCGAACATTCCTGTCTCCTTTGAGTTTCTTGGGACTATTCCCAATGTGAAAAGACCCACAATGTGGGCAGTGGTATGGCTGATAAGTGGAATCCTTGTTCCGCTTGGCAACCATATTCGCTAAGTCAAATGTCTGGTACTTGAACTTACCTAAACATTGGCCTTCTGATCCTGACTTCATGCTCTTGAGTAAACGGTGATTCTGTGTGGTGCAGCTACTGGCACGAGGGTATTTTGCTGGGTCATGATGCCTTTGGCAAATGATCGCCAGTCAAAAGCATTTCCGATGGATTTCTTAGTTCCATCTTCCCAGTGAGTAGATTGCTCTTTCAGCTCTCTGGGGATGTCATAAAAAGAATACGTCCTACCATTCCTTTGCTCTCGCCTGATGACCACAATCAGCCCCTTGTTTAGCAGTGATTGTCTCGTCTTGCTAACATCCCCTTTGGGAAATTTTTTCCTGAATCGCTCGGCAATAGTCGCATCGTTTTGAGTCCCCTTTTTAACTTGCTCAAGATAAAAATTTTCATAAATAGAAGCCACGAATACTTACCTCCTTATTAAGAATCTTCTCCAACGCTCTTGCGAGGAGCGCCACCATCGCAGCGTCAATGTCACCAGGGTGGTCGGTGTAGTGCTTGACCATCGTGAATGAATAGTCAATCAACGCATCGGCTGCTTCGTTTTCAGATTGTTCAGTGTTCATAACACAAGCGTACAACAAAAACCATTTTGCAACACTAGGGAAAACCCCTATGGAATGGCATATCTTTTCGGCGCACAATGAACATCCCTCAACTAAGGAAAGCACATGAAACCCTCTCACATAAAGACCCCGCGCACAATGAATGAGTGCCACTGGACACCTGGGTACACAACCGCTAGGTCTATGGGATACCGCACAGAACCATGGGAGCGTTACGCAGACGTTCTCACAGCAGTCCTGATCGGCATCGCACTGGCGACCTTGCTTGTGGTCTGGTGGTCATGAGCGAAATTCAATTCTGGCAAACATATCAACAATGGGAACAGCATGAAAATCTATCAAGCAATCAACAAAGTCCAAAGCGAACTGGCAACCCTGGGGATCACCAAAGACAGACGCAATACCCAGGGAACCGGGTACAACTTCCGGGGGATAGACGATGTATACAACACAGTTGCCCCTCTCCTTTCTAAGCATGGGCTGTGTATCCTGCCTCGAGTTCTCTCTAGGGAATGTGTAGAGCGTGTCTCCAAGCAAGGTGGTGCGTTGTTTTACACAACTGTCGAGGTCGAGTTTGACTTTGTTGCCTCGGAGGACGGGTCTAAGCACGTTGTAAAGACCTTCGGCGAAGCAATGGACTCGGGGGATAAGGGGACAAACAAAGCAATGTCAGCAGCCTATAAATACGCTTGCTTCCAGGCATTCTCAATCCCCACAGAGTCACATAGCGATACCGAGACACAGACCCATGAGGTCATTCCTCCAATCTCTGATGCTCGGTTCGCAAAAGCGGTGGAAGCAATCAAAGCAGGTAAATACACGACAGACAAACTTCGGTCAGAGTTCCATTTGACTGAAAAGCAAGAAAACCTTTTGGTGGAGGCTCTCAGTGCTTAAATTCCGCGCATCCTCCCTCGGGGAGATCATGACCAACGGAAAGGGAGAAGGACTCTCCGCTGGGGCCAAAACCTATGTCGAACGACTGGCAAAGGAGTTCGTCTACGGGTACGACAGGGTTGTTACCTCGAAATACATGGACAAAGGTCTCCAGGTAGAAGATCAATCCATCGACCTTCTTAACTCTGTCCTGTTCACCAGCTACACAAAAAACACCGAACGTAAGGAAAATGACTGGATTACAGGGGAGTGCGACATCTTCACTGGTGACCAGATCATCGACATCAAGAGTTCATGGTCTTTGGAAACCTTCCCATGTATGTCCGAACAAGGTGTTGATTCAGGATACGAATGGCAGCTCAGAGCCTATATGTGGCTGTGGGATGTAGACCAGGCCCAGATTGCTTACTGCCTGGTTTCAACGCCCGAACACCTCATCGGGTATGAGAACAGATCGATCCATATCGTTGACCACATCAACCCAGAGCTACGGGTCACTTTTGTGGACTACAAACGAGATAAATCTTTAGAGGAGAAAATCGTCACCAAAGTAACGCAAGCAAGATCATATTTTGATGAAGTAGTAAACAAAATCGCAAAGCAGCATGAAAGGTAAATATGAACCAGATCACAGTAGCAGGCATCATCGGAAAAGACTCAGAGACAAGATACACACCTGGTGGTGACCCGGTGGCTAACTTTTCCATTGCCGACAGCCAGGGAAAGGACAAGGACACTATCTGGTGGAACTGTTCTATCTTTGGAAAACGAGCAGAGACTTTGGGCAAGTACCTTACGAAAGGTGCAAAAGTCACTGTGGTGGGTGGTCTCACACAAAGCAAATACACCGACAAGAACGGTGCTGAAAAAATATCACTGAACCTGCGGGTTGGTGAACTTGCTCTTCAGGGTAAGAAAGAAGATCACAAAGACAAAGAAGAACAGAACGATATTCCATTTTGAGGACAACCATGAGTTTTGCTTATTACGAGAATGAAGTGTCTGCCTGGGGCTATGACCGCAAAATCATCCAGCATGGCAAACCTATGGGGCAAGCAGTAAAAACGCTGGAGGAAGCCGTAGAACTTCTGGATGCCGTAAACAAGGACGATAAGGACGCAATCAAAGATGCCATTGGTGACATCGTGGTTACCCTTATCATGCAGTGTTGCATTCAACAAACCACAGTGACAGAATGCCTCGCTCTGGCGTATGCACAGATCAAAGACAGGAAAGGTCACCTGACCCCTGAAGGAGTGTTCGTCAAGTGCTAGACCCCGGAATCATCCGGTGTAATCCAATCAGCCCAGACAGTTATTGCTTAAACTGTAAAAGGTTCGTCAATAACAGTCCTGGGCGGTCTGTCGTATCAGTGGAAAACAGCAGGTCTGAAGCCTGCATCTACATACCGATCAGCTTAGAAATAAAGACTTCTCGGCCTCGCGTCTCCGCACCAAACCCTTGAGAACCTGCCCACCGGCTTTTGTCCAAGACATAAACGCCTCGGCTGCTTCGTCCCACTCCTCGCGGTTTATCTTCATTCGGATAGTAGACCGCTGGAAGTTCCCCAATCCCACATTAAAGGAAAATGCGACACAAGCGTCAAATGCACCTTGACGGTTAACAAGATTGGGAGCAAGTCTAAGAACACCGCGCTCAAAATAAACGAGGTCATTCTTGAAAATTTCGACCAGTTCATCTTTTGACCACTTCCTGTTATCTGATGACCTAAGAGGATAGTCCTTCCTCAGTTGCCCAGCAGTGCTACCAGCAACCTTTACCACAGGCCATTTAATCTGATCTTGGTAAAGAACGTGGCCCCAGCCAATCGTCCACATATGCGCCGAACATAAATATGGACGGTCTCTGTATCCCTCAAACAAGTGCATCAAGTGGATGCCTTTGTCGGATGTTCTCATTTCTTCGCCCAGCCCCTTGACCCGAACCAGTACCCAATGATCCCGCCAAGCATTGCCATCTCGTCACTGCTAAACACAATCTCAGAATACTTCAAAACATCCTCAATGCTCTGGATAAGTTGAGGGTGGCTCCACAAGTAGTAGCACAAGAACAGATTGATTGCTACCAGCTCCATCACAAAGATGTATGTAATCGTTGGACGCACAGTCCCAACATAGTTAGCCACCCATTTAGATGCCTTCTCCAATACTTTCTCATCGTGCTTCAGAGCCGCCTCGGTCATCTTGGCATCGGTCTCCATCTGCACCTGGTCAGTACGGATTTCTTCAATCCGCTGTTGAGCAGCAAATCCCTGTGCGGCGAGGGCTAGTTCCCGTTCATTTTGCAGTGCAGCAAGTTTGAGTTCGTGCGCCTGGTCAGCCTTGTTTTGGAAAAAGTCCAATAACTTAGGCAAGCCGCTGATAAGCAAGCCACCAAGAGTCGATAGAAGTGAAAGCATCAGTGTCCCCTTTTGGTCATCATCGCGCCTGCGATCTCAAGCATGAACTTCAGTTGCGGCAGGTTTTCAGGTTGCTCAGTCCACCCCACAGTAATCTGTCCCACAAACCTGTGTGAATCTGGGGGGATGCTCACCCGACAGGTGAATCCTACCCCTTTTTCGATATACCACAAACCCACTTCAGACTGAGCGTACCGGTACTCTCCACAGGGCATCTCGCTTGCCATCAGCTTAACCACATCAGCATTGTTTGCCGAGTTACCGCTAAACAACCCAACATCAATACCCTCTATGGACTTGTCTCGCCCATCCTTTGTGTAGGCTCTGTGCAGAACACGGCTGTTGAACAATGGATTGACCTTAAACACCGCAACCACACTGGCCCCGGTTTTCTTAAACAGCATTGACGCTACATCATCGCTGCGATCATTAATCTCTGGGAGCTTCTTGCTTTCTTTGTACGCATCCCTCATGAAGTCCTGATTGGCCCAGAAAACATACCCAAGAAAGGCCACCAAAGCCATCAGAATGACCGCAAACAGCTTAAATGGACTGTCTACATAGGTAAGTACCCTGTCGATGATTTTGTCGCTCATATCAGTGCAATCCCGATCACCACACCGATGAAGGCTGCCGTGGCAAAGAGTGCCGCCAGGAATATCTCTAAAGCCTGCTGGCGCTTTTCCATCCGTATCCTGTGGGCACGTTCAGCGGCTTCACGCTCCTCGCGTTTCTTTCGGGCCAGCATCCCCTGGAAGCGTTGCCAGTCTTCCCACATTCCTGGGCGACCGGCATAGATCATTTCTTCTTTAAGTTGCGTCTCTTGCTGCCGTAGCTGCTCAAGCGCCATAAACTCTTCAATGTCTGTCCTTCCATGAAGAGGCCGACCACCGGCCTTCTCACTGGCCCCCTCTTGGAGTCTGTCTTTTAGATCAAAATACTCTGCAACCTTGCCACCAACATCGACAAGTTCTTTCCCATTCTTTAACGCAGCTTTAATGACAGCAAACGCTGCATTTGCCGCTGCCAGTTCCGCTAACATACTTCCTCACAGAAAGGCCCATATAAGAATGTGAATTGTCCACAGAACAAGCAAAACAACGGATGCCGCCGCTATGAAGGACAGCAACCAATCGTTCATTTGATCCACACAACAGAAAAGATTACACCGGTCATCGAAATAATCATTAGACCAGCAGTCTTAATCATTATTCCTTCGATGCGCTTGAGCCGAGCATTGATCTGGTCATAGCGAATCGCGCAGACCTCTTCGTGCGTCATTAACCGCGCTTCGGTTTCTGAAATACTGCCCATCTTTACCTCTTAGCATGGCCCGGTTGTACAAGTCAAACTCGATGAGGTGGATGTGGATGTGCTGGTGCTAGGCCGGTTGTCGGTCATGTAGCTGCCAGTTCCAAGAACCCCGGTGCTGTTGCTCATCGTGTTCGTGGTGGTGCTGAGTGTACCCCCACCCACAATGCCTGTGCCACTGATGGTGATGTTCGGTTGCGGCTGCTTGATATTCACCGCGATATCGCTGGTGGCCTTGAAACCGACAGTGGAAATATCCGATGCAGCCTTGAATCCCAGGCTTGCCATACTTGAAAAGCCAGTGACTGTCGCGGTCTGCACATCCCGGTTGCTGTTGGCCTGGGAGATGCCAAGCAGGGTGGCGTTGTCAGACTGGCGAATGCCAAGACTGGTCTGTTTGTTGACAGCATACATCTGACCCACCACAGGCAGGAGAGCGCCAGTGAAAGTCAGGGCGTAGTCGGCCCAGGAGCGCGGCATTGCCATCTGGGGTTGCTGATTGCCCTGGACATTGAGACTGATGACCGCTGCGACCTTTGCGGTGGTGTCGCCCATCTCGGCGATCTTTGCAAGTGCAGCATACCTGGCGGCATCGGCACTGGCCCGAGCCTTTTGCGCCTCGGCATAAGCAGCATACTCTGTGGATGCACAGCCGGTCAGGGCCAGCGCGATAGGAAGTGCGATAAGTCTCATGGGGTCTCCCGTGGTGATTGCTGTACTGGCTCAACGTAGTCGGGGTCATTGGGCCATGAAATGGTTGCCATCACAGCCTCAAGTGCAGGCATATCAGCAGCGCCAGTAATGGATGCGACATACCCCTCTGCCGCTGTGCGAACTGATTGCCTCCATGCGCTCCATGCGGCATCCATCGGTGTGTTGGTTTCTGTGGCCTTGACAACCATCCAGTCGTTTGGCAACAGCAGCGTGTAGGCCGTGGTGTTGATCTGCGACTTGCATCTGGATTTGGTAGTGTTTAAGTCTTTTGGTGTCGAGGTGTAATTCACCACCACCTGACCATTGATGAGGGCTGGCGCTTCTTGTGTCACCCAATAGTAGGTGTCAGACGGTGCTTGCCCGTAGATCACATCGACCATGCCGATAGCAGCCTTGTCCTCGGGGCTGGACAGGTTGCACCAGTTGGCAGGGTATTGAACCCCATTTAATTCAAACGCTGCGCCCTCTGGCACAAGCTGGACGATGGTGTTGTTTTGAACAATTGCAAACATGATTACCTCGCGAGTGAATACTTGAATGGGTTTTCGGCAAAGGCTGCGTAAATGTATGTGTCACCTGATCCGTTTAATTCAACGCTAGCCACCCTGAGTTTGAATCCGTTGGACAGAATATCAATGTAAGTTCCAGAGTATTCTGCATCGGAAGTATTTGCATTGAACGTATTGCCGACTACGTTAAAGGTTTGGCGGGATGTGTCCCACATTCGCCATTCGCCTACTCCGCTTGTGCGCTTTTGAAGAATCCACCTCGGCCTGAACCCCGTGTAGATAAACGGCCCATCTGTGCTGCCGTTGCCTGTGTAAGAGCCAAAGGCGCTGAACCCTGCAATGGGGGCGAAGCAGTAGGCGACATAGGTTGCGCTTGAAGTATTTACATCACCGCTTGTTCCCAAATAAAACACGCTAGAGCTGGGATACGATGTATATATGTTGCTATTTGATATAACGGCAGAGTTGGTGTTTAGTTGCAAATAGAATGAACCGCCAAATAATGTTGAATTGCCTGGAGTTACAACCCAATTATTTGTGCCGCCCCTAGCTTTGAATATAAGCAATGATGGCGTGACACCAAGGCCATGCCCAACGGTTGCCCCGTTTGTCCCGTTGCCCGTATAAGTCACCACACTAAACCCGCTGGTCGTGTTGGCACTCACAGTGCTGGTGATGGAGCCAGCAGTGTTGGATGAGCCTGCGCCGTTGGCTTTCCACTGCCAAGCGACATAGGTGACAGTGTTTGCGTTGAGGCCAGACTCGCCGCCATTGAAAGAAAATCCATTGCTGTTTATCGTAGTCGTTGTTGGCGAAATTGAATACTCGGCATCCGTTCCATTAGAAAATATTGCTTTGTTAACACCGCGAACTGAGTCCTGTAAATAGTGATAAGCATTTGAACTGCGGGCTTTAGTCCACAGCAAATCCGGCTGCATTGACCCGCTATTGACAATGCTCTGAGTGCTTCCATTGCCCGTGTACAGCGTGGCGTTCATGTGCTTGTTGCCAGCAGAAATCGCAGGCGTTGGCAGGTTGAATGTGTTGAGCGCAACAAAGCCGCTTGGCGGTGTGTAGGCAAAGGGGCGCTGACCGAAGTTGACAACCCAGTTGCTTTGAGTCCCTGCGCCGTTAGAGGCAAGAACAAACGGAATATATTCAGCCGAAGTAAGCCCAGTAACTTGAGAGCCTAATATGCTTCCGTTTTTGTAAAAAGTGATAGCCAAGTTTGTGGCATCAAACGCGACTCCAAGTACATCGCCGGGAGAGAACGACAATCCGGTTTGCACATTGGAAAAATTCTTTTGGATTGAAACCGATGTTGTGCAAGTCAAAGTACACGCAAGGCTTGAGTTTGAGTTGCCGACTATGCCAACATAGTTTGCCGCTAAATTTCCAAATGCGCCGCTAAAAACGGCCTCGTAATACCAACCCCCGCTTGTTGGGAAAGCCATTGAGCCGTATTGGTTTGAATAAGCGGCGTTAGTTGCTGATGTTGTGACTTTTAGGTTTCCGTCAGAAATTGTTCCGGCGGCAATACTTACGTTTTCAATTCGTAGCGGATTCAACACACAGTAGTTCGCCGCAGTCGGGCTAGTCAGTGTCGGCACATCCGTCATTGAGTCATACGTCTCACCGCTGGTCACGCTGATGTTGTTGGGTGTCCAGTTGTTGCCGTTGACAGAATAGTCCTTACCGATGGTGGTGGACGTTGCTCCACTGTTGTCAGTGAAGGGCAAATAGAACCCATTGGTTCCGTATGTGCCCGTAAACTTCTTGGGCAGCCACGCGCCAGTGACGCTATCTGTCTCTCCAAAGCTGCTAGGTGTCAGGGCTTGACCATCAATGAAGTTGACTTCAGCCAAATATCCGTCAAAATAAAAACCAGTGGGCAATGCCACCCTGCCAATAGAATGCGCTGTTGTCGTGTTAACTATGGAGTTGTAATTTAATGATGGGTCAGCACTAATGGCAAAAGCTGTAACCTGTGAGCCATTAACATAAATCTTAACTCGATTTGATGCTGTTGCCTGCGTCGAATCAAATGCCAAAACAAGGTGATACCAAGAACTGGCGTCCCGGAAAACTTGCGTTGTTTGCTTGCGCCATTGTTGAGTCGTGGCAAGTTCACCGCAATCTAATTCATTATTTGTTCCACTATTGTTCAAAATCATGAACATATAGTTTGTGGAACCGTCAACACCCCAAATGCCCATAGTTGCGGAGCCAATTGCGCCGCGTTTTACCCATGCACTCCATGTCCATGTGGTTCTGTTTGTGGTGCTTGCCGGTGTCCTGCTCAGATACGCAGACGCACTGCTGCGAAACCGCAAAGACCTGGTGATCTGATAGTCGGCACTACCAAGCATTAGGGGGTTGCCGATCATTGCGCTCACTTGGTGTCTCCAATCAAACGGGCTGTGATGCGGGTTGTGCTTTCAACATAGTACGCCAAAACATCCACCGCGCTTGCAGTTGTCGTCAGTGTCGGCGCAACCCCGGCAGGGAATTTGAAATAACTACCATACGCAAGAGTGCGCGATCCAGTGCCATCCTGCGTAATCACAATTACACCATGCTGTCCAGCAGTGAGGTTGGTGGGGTTTGCCAGTGTGCGATTGCCGCCCAAGGTGACGCTAAAATTATTTGCAAGTGAAAAGTCTGGCGTAATCGTTGCACCGTCTGTCAGCGCAGAAATCGTCCCTCTCTGGGCCTTGGTAAATGACTGAACAGTCCCCAGGCCAGCTACCGTAGACGTTGCGCCATCAAGGTAAGAAAGTTCCGTAGGGCTAATCGTTGCGCCGTTGGCAGAGATGTTCCCTGTCAAAGTAAATGTGCTGCTAGCTGATAGCGTTGTAAACGCACCAGCAGCCGCCGTAGAAGTCCCCACAGGCCCGTTAAACGAGTCCCCAGCAGTACCAGCTTGGAAGTCCTTTAACTGAGCCATCAGCTCACGGATAGCATCGTTAATACCTGAAGGCGCACACCCTTCGGCTATGTTGATTCCATCAATGTCTGTGTTGTTACCAGGCGTTGCTGAAAATTCTGAGATTTTTGTCTTCGGCATGATTTACTCCGTTATTGGATGCCCATAAGGTTTTTTTGCTGTTCTTCCAAGTCTTGCAAGGACAGAAGGCCACGAATTGTCGTTGCTGGCAAAGCCCTAAATGGCCCACCAGTTACATCTGGAGTCCTGCCCATCCTCATGATGTTTGCCAAATCCTCAACAGTACTACGCCGCATATTTGTTGCTGCGACTCGCGATGCAGCAGACCCAAGCGCCATAGGGATTCCAATTTGCGGGGCAAGGACACTAGCGCCACCCGTAAAAATTCCACTGACAGGGCCAGTTGGCGCAAATCTTCCAAAAAACTTCAACAGGTTTTGAGTTGTCCCACCTTTGGCGGCTTGCTCAATCGCTTTACGTTCATCAGCAGTAAACAAACGCATTTTCTTGTCGTTCTTCGCTAATTGACGCAACTGCTTTGCCAATGAGTTTTCTTCACCTGACTGAGTAAATTTACTCACATCAAGTTTTGCTTCATCAAGCATATCTTCAAAAACTTCAGACTTCTTCATGCGCGAGTAAGCATTTCTTGCTTCATCCCACGCCTGTCCAACAGCTTTTACATCACCTTTTAGAATGTCTGTTTTGGGGACATTCATTAGATAATTGTCATACTCATCTAAAAGAATGGATGCCAATCTACGTTCTTCAGGGTCTGTACTTTTCTGACCAGCCTTAATCATTTTTCTCAAGGCTTGCAATTCAGTCCAATCTTTTGGCTGCTCTGTCGCAGTCAATTCATCAATAGCGCCGCTGATTTTCGGGTATGCCTTTGGCGTATATCCTTCTTTTCTGAGATTTTTTGCAACATCAGACATTGATTTTGAAAAAGCATCGTTATTCAGTTCGATGCCAGATTCTTCAAGGAACTTATATCGCTCAGAAGCAATCCGATCAAGTGTTGCAGCAGGCAATGCTTGCTCACGTTGAGGCCGCTTCACTGACCCGGCAGTACCAGTCGCAAGTGTTGTTGCCATGCCTGCCAATGGACTTCCAGTTGCCTCTGTTACTGTTTGCCCCGCCATCGTTGCTGTAGGAGTGACAACAGCCTGTGTTCCAGGAGCAACAGCCATTTGGCGAGAAACCCCACCGGCAACAGTTGGTGTTAATTCAGTGCCACGGCGCACAAACTCGGGAATTGTCCTTGCCACACCAGTTAACGACTCAAGGCCACCAGAAACAACCCTTTCTGTTGGCGTTTGAGTTTCTGGCGCAGCAGGAACACCAGCAGCAGTCATCAGATTCTGAATTGCCTGAGATGCTGGAATCAATCGTTTGTCTGTAAATGGTGATGCAATCAGATTAAGAAGATTGTTTAGGGCATCGGCGAAAGGAATTGCTGTAGCACCCAAGACAGCACCCATAGGCCCACCAGCAGCGCCGATCTGTGCGCCAACTAGTGTCGGTGCAATAGCCCTTGTCGCAAGGCCAGCAGCCCTATAAATGGGAGCCTCTTTTTGTGGTTGTTGCCCAGAAATAATTTGCAGACCCGCATCAGAAATAGAAGCAAAGTCATTTTTTGACAATGCTTCCAAGTCTTTTTCTGACAGCTTAGACAAATCCATTATTGTCTCCTTCTGCGTCTAGCAAGTTCAGCAGCAGCTTGCGCTGCCGAGTCGGCAGGTATTGTCACAGGAGTTTCCTGAACAGTAGGCATCTCGTAAAACTGAACCAACTCAGAAAGTTGCGGATTTTTTCTAAGTCGATCAACATTCCTTTGATGTGCAGAAATCTTGAATTTAGAAGTCTTCTCAAGAGCGCCAAGCAAAGAACTAACTTCTCCGGCAGTCATTGTCAAAAGATCGCCACCAGCAGCACGTTTAATCAGTGAACGCTCATTCTCTGTAATTGCGCCCTGCCCTTTCATTGCTTCTGCCGCATTCAATTCAAGACCTGCAAGTTGTTGCATTGCAACAGCCGTATTTTTTAACTTTTCTTGTTGATTAGCGCCTGCTACGCCGAATGAATCAGCAATCCTTATTGCGACTTGTTGAGCGCCTGACAACGGGCCAGAAAATACTTTTGCATCAGAAACAAGCGGCTTCAGAGTCTCAATTCTTGCCAGCGTACTAACAGCGCCCTGAGCAGCAGTAAAGGTATTTTCTACAGACTGTGCAACACCCTGACCAAATGCAGATGCAAATGATTTATCACCGACATTTACTGTGGTTGTTGGTTTGTTGAGTTGTTTGAATTGATCGAAAGTGCCTTTATATCCTTGACTCTTTGCATATTCATACTCAAGAACAGCAGAGGGTGGTTTTACAGGTTCAGCAGGCTTCGGCGCACCCTGTGCAACAGTAACAAAACGACCATCTTGCATATAACCAAGTTGCTCCTCTGGCTTCAGAGTTTGCAGCTTAGGTTGCAATGCCTCCTGCGCTTTAGAGAGGTTGGCAAGTGCTGTCAGACCTTCAGGAGTGGTCATCAACTGAGGGGCAATTGCTTGCAGATCAAACCTGGCTGGTTGAGCTGCTACCGCAGGAGTTTCACCAAGATACCGGCCTTCCTCCTCCACCATCTGTGCAGGCATACCAGGAACAGCAGGACGCATCGCCTGGGGGATCAGTTTTTGAACAGCCACTTGCCTTGCTTTAGCTTCTGCTGCTTCTCGCTGCTGTTGTTGCATCTGTTGCAACTGCGCCATCTGTAGACGATCTGCCATCTGGCCTTTCATCGCTTGCTGATAGGCTTGCTGGCCCATCTGTAGACCCTGCGCGATAGATTGACCAGTCTTACCACCTTGGAACAAACGACCAGCAAGGGCATATAAAGCCTGCGCCTGGGCATCTGCTTGCGCCCGTTTAATGTCCTCTGGGGTCATCCCCAAAAGACTCAAACTCTCGCCGCCGCCAGTACCGAACACATCAAGAAGGCCAGCCATGTTTAATCTCCAAAGAGTTTGTTCCAGCCACTAGATAGCCAACCAGTATTCTTCTCAATGCCTGCAAGGGTTGCCGCAGTACCCAACAAGTTCTGCAAGGTAGATGGGCCTTGCTCATATTGCATTGGCCTGCCAAGCGGATTGCCATAGACCGCATTGAGGTAATTGGCAATATTTTGTTGGGGCTGGTTTTGCAAGAAGTTGAACCGCTGAATGTCACCCTGGAGCTGCTGTCCAAGATACCCCTCTCTGAGCTGTCCTGCTTGCAACAGATTCTGGATGTCTTGGTAATCAGTCTGAGCCATCGCAGGCGCAGCCATCGTTGCCGCCTGCTGTCGGGCGCGCTCTGCCTCGTAGTTCTGATAAGCCAGTTGTCCTGCGGTGTTTGCCAACGACTGTGCAAACTGACCGGCAGCGCGGTTTTGTAGCGTATCCATAGCCCCGCCACCATACCGACCGGCTTTACTTGCGGCAGACCCAATAGACCCTAAAGCAGTCTCAAACTGTTGTTGCGCGGCTTGTGCGGCTGGTGCAAACGCACCCTGAAAGAACGGATTCCCACCAAGATACTGCCCACCAACAGTCCCCAATAACTGCTGTTGCGCCGCTTGAGCCAGTGGCGAACCACCCATTGCCCGAGCCTCTAAAGCCTGAATGCCGGTCTGCGTGGTTTGCGTGGGGGAAACAAAGGTCTGACCAGGGTAGAACTGTGGCCCACCCTCTTGGTAGAGTCTCTGCGCTTCAGTCAGGCCATACTTCAAGAATGGCTGGATGACGGGATCAATTTGGGTTGCCATGTTCACTCCTTAGTGACGGATTCCACAGCGGTTGATCCTGCGAATCCATTATAAGCACTTTTAACCAATAACAACATAGGCATATGTTTTATCAGCAGTGCTGTTTGCGAAATGCGTCAATGTCGCAGACCCCTTTGATTGGGCGCTGGCATAAACGCTGTAATCTCCTGCGGCTGTTGTCCCGTTCGATGAAACATAGTTCACAGTCACAATCGCAGAGGGTGTTGCCGGTCTGGTTGGTGTTGTTTGAGTTGGCAGTTGCTCAATCCGAACATTGGTGGATGTTGTGTGCCACATGATTTCTACATAATCATTGGCGTTCATCTCAATCCAAAAATTGAGCGCGGCAATTAAGTGCCCGTCTGTCCCGCCGTGACTGTTAGGTATTGAGTATTTGCTATTTGAGTTGGCAATATCAGTCCCGTTCTTTCTGAACCAAATGTCCACATCCTGAATCTGCGTATCCGTATTTGCAAACTGTATACTAAATTGCACATTGTAGATGCCATAACTCTTGACATTTAGTCTTGAGTCGTTGCTTACAGTCACCCCATTGGTGAAGTCTGTGGTGTTAAATTTGACCGCATACGCAGCGGTTGTGCTTGCAGCGGCCTGGTCTGTGGAGTCCTGAAAAGCCCCGTAAGGTGTGCTGTCTGAAAAAGCAGCCGCAGAGAATGGGATCAGGAAAATCTTGGAATCAGGACTGATCCTGGCATCCGTCAGGGTTGTGGTTGTTGCGTTTCCGGTCGCCAGCGTCACCAACCCGGTGTTGTTTGATTTACCATTCATCAGCCCATTGACGATCTCAGCGGTAGCCCGAGGGTCACCACCAAAAGCCGGGAGCGTTCTAAATTGGACTGTCATCTCACACCCTGACCAATGATCTCAATATCCACCCCAACAGCGGTTGTCCAGTTATCGCCAGTTGGAGTCACTTTCAGTCTGTGATAGTTTCCATTAGATCTTAGAGACACCCTGTTTTCAGAGTCTGCCGCCACCGCAGTGCCAAAGGTCAAACCATCGCTCAAAAGCGTCCTAGAAGCCACAGAAACGGTTGCAGAGCCGTTATCTACCTGCGGACGAGCTAAGGTAATCACAGACCTTGTTCCTGCCCCCACATCCCCCGTAGTGACATATCCAGTCGCGTTCGGGCCGTTGTAAGTAACAACATACGCCCCGTCCGTTCCACCCAAGAAATACTTTCCACCCATGTACAAAACCGAATCCAGAGATACAACCAGGGCATCGATGCTTGGGTTGATGGAGTCAAGCTGCTCAAGGGTCACCGCAGCAGTAGAGGCATCGGAAACATAATCAGCGTCCGTGTCTCCATATGTCCATTTCTGGGTCTTGAAGTTGTAAATTAACAACTGTCTTTGTGAGAACTTGGTTTTGAAGTTCCAGATCACCAGCTTACGAATGGGATCAATCGCTGCGCTCATGTTCTCAAAATCTGTCTCATCAGCGTTGGCAAAGAACCAGCGATCTACCTTCTCAGAACCAATCCCAACGACCTGTTGACCATCACACATATAGAACCCGTCATCAGACAGGAAGAAAGTCACCCCTTGAATCTGTGCGATAGAAGATGCCGCAAGACAACCCTTTCCCCTAGAGATGTTGTCAAACTGGAACACAAAAGGTGTCCCAATATAGGTCATGCGGTGGATAGCCCTCTCCATAAACACCAGGCCAAACTCACCACCACGAATCCCAAGAATCTGCCCACCATCAGGAATGTCCTGAAAATCAGCTTGTGTGACCTGACTAGAACCCCATGCGGTCTCATCATTGATCCCAGACCACCTGACCCTGGTTGGGTAGACAGTGCTGCTTTCAGTAGTAAAAGCGGTCACCACAAAATCCCGAACAACTGTCAGAAACTTACAGATCGGCGCTCCAGCAGCAAGATCAGCAAATAGTGATGATGTCCCCAAAGTAAACGCTTGCATCGGGTTGCTGTTGTTTGTCCCAATGATGACCTTGCCAAACTGCGTAAACCGAAATCTGTCGTTATTCGCACTCGGTGAATAGTTACCTGATTTCGATACGTTAGTAACAACACCAACACCAGAGACATCAAATATCTTCGTCAGGCCAGCAGCAAATAGCTTCGTGCCGCCTGTAGGAAGTTTCCCAGCAACCAGAGTGGTCAGGTTTTGATCTGCCGCCTGAGAGAACACAGCAGCCGTAGGTAGTGGGCCATACCCGACTGCCTGAGATACAACATTCTTTGCATCCGTCAAAGCCCCTGTAACACCAGGCTGGTCAGGCATCCACTCACCAAAGGTTATCCTTGTCGTAGCCATGTGTTACTTCCTTGTGCTTGGTCTGCCCAGGTATTACTGTTGGCAGCATCGAGAGTCCAGTTATTGACCGATACATCTATCAGTGTCCAAGTGTTTGTGTCGCTTGCACCAGGTGTCCATGTGTCCGTACTCACCGGAATCGGTGTCCAGTTTCGTCCATTTTGACCAGCGCAAGTGATGCTTGAATTTGCATTGATTGATGCATTGCCAGCCAACCTTGCAGTTGCAAAACAAACAACATTTGATGAAGATGTTACCTGTGCGTGACCGTCTGCAACAATACCACCAAGGGCCGTGAATGTTCCAGCACATATAACAGAAGCATTGTCAAGCCTGACTCGGACTGCATTGGCAGTTAGATTAGCATCAGAGGTAATTGATGCCGCACCATTTGCAACAATTCCACCAAGCGCAGATACGGTTGCGAAAGCTGTTATGTTTGCGTCAGATAGCCTAACCCTGGTGGCTTGAGCAAATGCATTTCCAGTACAAGAGACAGATGCTGATGTATATCTATCACGAATTGCGTTAGCACTGACAGTCGCACTTGATGTAACGCTTGCATCAACATATCTGATTCTAATTGCATCGCAAGAAACACTTGAAGAACAAGTTACAGATGCACTTGTGTTTCTGTAAACAATTGGGACAGCAGAAACATTTGCTAAAGCCGATATAGACCCAACACCGTCCCATAATGTCGCAGTATTCCAGACAGGATCATCAAGACTGAATGAAAGTGCATCAAGATTGGTGTTGAAGGCATCAATGCCATCAATAGACCACGGGCCAGTGACATCCTTTTGGTCAGTTGAATTCCATAGAGGTGAATCAAGACTATACGCAAGCGAATCTATAGACCCGAATTGGTCTAATTGTTCAAGCGTAAGTCCTACTGTTGCCATTACGCCAGCGTCACACTAAGCGACCCTATGGCAATGCGGAAAACATCACCAGTATCAATCGTCTTTGAAGCATCCAAAGCGGTATGGAACAACAAGTTACCACCCGTTGAGGCATCACGAATCCCGACATATGCAACTGTCCCCCATGACCCTGTGGCCTGCGGGAACTCAATCGCAGCAGTGTTCGTTGTCACCCCGTTGCTCGGAGCACCAAAGGTAATCGACTGCCGCGCATAAGCGTTGCCAGAAACCTCAGTCCCCGTATCCGCATCAGTCGGGTCAGTCGTGTAAAGCCCAAGATACACAGTCGCAGGACTTGTGTAAGTCGTATTGCGAAGAACCGCATTGATAAGTGCGTTCTCCAAATAATTACTCATTTCAGCCATTTTTTACCTCGCTACGGTTCGCATTGCCAAAGGAACACCAGAATACTGACCTTGCTCGTCAGACCTGGTAAGGGAACTCATGGCACGATCAAACATGACACTCCATGTGTTGACTCGCGCATCGTTCATCAAATACGG